AAGGCATGGCAAACTATCCTTGGATGTTAATGAATGTGCCAGTATGGTGTGGACCTTTAAAAGAAGTTAATGCTGCTTTAGAAAAAGAAGGATATGTTCCAGTAGATGTAGCATTTGGTAGAGAAAAAGCATTACCAGAAGGTACAATTGCATATGCGGTTACGACTTATGCTTCCGAAGATACACCAGGTAATATCTTAAGGACAATTGAAACACCAGATCAAGTTGATAAATGTATATTAAATATGCTATTTGATTATAAAGCAATAGAAGTTAAACCAAGTGCAAATTTATAGAATTAGTTGTTGATGAGGTGACAATAACTACACAGGACCTGGGTGCAATACCCAGCCACTCCACCATTTAAACAATGAAATTTAAGGGGTGGAACTAGGCTCGACTGGTAGGTAAAACACTTCGGAGATTAATCGCTGATATCGTACTATTAATAAATGCTAACTCACAAGGTTACGCTTTAGCGGCATAGTCCGCTTGGGGTTTGCCTGTACCTCGCAACAGAAACAGGCTTGACTTTTAGTGATGAATAATGTATAATAGATGTATTAATGATTGAAACACCAAATAAATTTGCGTTAATCATAGAGAATATGGTTAAAGAAAAAAAGATTAGTTATATAGACGCAATTTTAGAGTATTGTAAAGACAATGAGATTGATCCTAGCAATACAAAATCAATGATTAATAAAAACTTAAAAGAAAAGATAGCATATGAAGCACAAAATCTTAATATGCTAAAAGAAAAGGTAGCAAAACTACCATTATAATATGAGGAAAATTAATGTTTGACGATAAAATAAATATGCAAGTACCCCATGTCCATTTTAGAGTAAGATCATTAGGCGAATGGACAGATACTAATACAGATACTTACTTCAAAGATAAAAGAGTTATAGTATTTTCCTTACCAGGTGCTTTCACACCAACTTGTTCAAATCAACAACTACCAGGCTATGAATTAAAAGCAGATGTTTTTAAAGAACATGGCATAGATGAAATTTATTGTATGTCAGTAAATGATTCTTTTGTTATGAATGCTTGGGCAGCAGATCAAAAATTAGAAAATGTAAAGGTCATACCTGATGGTAATGGTCAGTTTACACAGGAGATGGGAATGCTTTGTCAAAAAAGAGATAAGTGTTTTGGTCAAAGATCATGGAGATATGCTATGATAGTAAACAATGGCGTGATTGAGCAAATGTTTGTAGAACCAGGTAAGACAGATGACACACCTGAAGACCCTTACGGAGTATCTTCACCAGAGAATGTGTTAAAATACTTACAGAATAGTTAATGAATGGATTTGAAGTCTATAAAATATACCTGGCTATCAAACTTCACTTTACAAGTAAGAACCAGAGTTATGACTATCACCGACACGCTGGGAAAACAACAGCAAGGTTGGCTACATTTACTAAAAGACGGGATAGGTATTTTTTTCACAAACTTTCTAGAGCTTATAGCGATAGTGATATCGTTAATTATTTTATTAGTAATTTCGTTTCCAATACTAATCTTTGGATTGGGGATATTATTGGTAAATCAGGTGACGAAAATTATAAGATATGGTCAAGAAAAATAGAGGCACTACATTATTATTATGAACAAGATATTGAATATATATTAAGTATGATAACAAAGAAATTAAGTTTTGATGATATATTTACTTCTAAAGAAGGTCAACATCCACCAATACTTAAATTTGTTTTATCTAAAAAGATAAACTTTGAAACACTTTTAATATTAGATGACATTTTAAAGTTTTCAAAAAGATTAAATAAGACTATAAGTGAAAAAGTATTATGGCCAAAGTTATACGATAGAATGATAAGATATAAACCATTTTTAAAATATAATATGACAAAATATAAGATGACACTAAAAAAGAAAATAAAGGAAATGTAATGAAGATTCAAGATATAGAGAGAGATAAAAAAGCAAATGAAGTAAAAATGGAATCATTTACTTTAGGTACAATTATTTGTAGATTTACAATACCTCAATTTGTAATTGATGAAATTAATACTGCTTATGATGAAGCAAAAGATTTACCAGCACACAATAAAAATCTTGCAGGTCAAATTAAAGATGAATTTAAAGTGACAGATATATTAAGTCAAGATACTAAAGGACTTTTTCAATCTTGTTTTAGAACATACTTACAAACAATACAAAAACCTTTTTGGCATGTATCATTAGAAACTGCTTGGATAAATGATATGAAAGCAGGTGAATTTAATCCTTTTCATTTTCATCAAAGTCCCACTTGCGATTTAGGATTGTCTTCTGTATTATTTTTAAAAGTACCTAAATCATATGGCAGAGAAATTTCAAGAGAAGATCAACCTACAAATGGTCACCTAGAATTTGTTGGTGGTAATCAAGAACCATTATCTATATCACAAAATAGAGTTAATGGTAAAGTAGGACAACTTTATGTATTTCCTTATACTATGTTGCATGGTGTTTATCCTTTTCATGGTACAGATGAAATAAGAAGAACAATGTCATACAATGCTAATTTATACAAACCTGCTGTAGTGCAACAGGTAACAGATCAACAAATGAAGGAGGCAGACAAAAATGCCTAAAATGAGAATATTTAAGTTTTGGAATGAAGCAGGTGATGAAAAAGAAAAAGAAGCAATGAGTTTAAAGAAGGCCGTCATGTCTGTTCAAGGTGATTACAAAGATAAAATTATTGGTGTTGAATATACTAGTAAGAAAGGTAAGTTAATTGAAACATCGGTTAAAATACCTATGGGTAGAAAAATTAGACAATCAATAATATTAGAACAAAAACGATTAGCAGCAAAAGCGGCTAGAGAAGCAAGAAGATAATGAGAATTGTTTTAATAATTTTATTGCCAGTATTTTTATCAGGTTGCTTTGGTGAAACAATGGCAACATTTGGACCACTACAACTTAAACCTGGTGATTTAGCAACAGCACCAATAAAGAAAGTAATAATGGAGAAAAATGATGAGTGATGAAAAACAAAAAGCGTTAGATGGTGAAATGGGTATACCAACAGAAACAACTAACGAACATGATAAAACTTATGAGAATGAAGGTAAAAGAGATTATAGTCCTATGGTTCAAATAAGTATCAAAGAATATGATAAATTAAAAGAACATCAAAAATTTATTACAGATAAAAGTTTAATTGATTACATAGACAAGATAGAGTTTTTTGTAAAAGAATTAAGAAAACATATTGTTAGAACCGATATATGATTACAGATTTTTTAATATCAGTAGTAGATTTTAAAATATCTATACTAAAAAATATAAGAAGACATCTTACAGGTGAAGCCAAAATGGATAAAAACTATAAAAGGTGGCAAAAAGATGTTAAAAAATGGGCAAAACAAAATAATAAAAATGAAAAGATGGATACTAGATAACTTACCTACGATATGGATAATTGCTATACTTATTTTTGGTATAGTTTTGTGTTTAAATCAAGTAGGATATGAGAAAGAGTTAGAACAAATTTATGAAAAGATTAATAGAGTATAAAACGGTAGAAAAATTTAAATTAGACACTTGGGCATTTATAATGTTTTTTATAATATGTGGAGTAGTAGCATTATGGTAGAAGATAGAGGACCTTTAGACTTAACACTTCAAATAGAAAGTAAAGACAAAGATATTGCCGATTTAAAACACGATAATAAATCACTTGCCAAACAAGTTGATGATAAAACGGAAGAAATTAAAGCATTAAAAATGAAGTTAGAAATGCTTGACAATAAGTCTTCAAAGTGATATAATAATACTATGAAAAAAATAATAATAGCATTTTTAGTATTATGCTTTACTACTACGGTGGGAAATACTAATGAAAAGACATATACTTTAACTGAATTTGGCAATGGTTTAGTAGAACAAAAAAATAAATTTGTTAATCATATTGCTAATGAAAAACAAGATATAATTGAGTATCAAAAGAAAAGTTGGGCAGAAGGTAAAGATCAATTTGCTAGAACTTTTACACAAATTAAATCTTGGTTTGTTAAAGAGTAGTCTTATAAATAATAACATACGAAATATACAGATACAACAATATACAATTAACATACAAAGGAACATATGAATACAAGTATAGCGGCCTTAAAAAGGTCAAAATCAAACCTAGATACTCTAGTCAGCGAACTTAATAAAGTTGCTGAACCACAAAAACAAAAACAATCATACTCCGATGACAGATTCTGGAAACCTGAATTAGATAAATCAGGTAACGGTTACGCTGTTTTCAGATTTTTGCCTGCTGTAAAAGGTGAAGACTTACCTTGGGCAAGACTATGGTCTCATGCTTTTCAAGGACCTGGTGGTTGGTACATTGAAAATAGTTTAACAACACTAAACAAAAAAGATCCAGTAAGTGAATCAAATAGTTTACTATGGAATTCTGGTGTTGAAGCAGATAAAGAGATTGCAAGAAAGAGAAAAAGAAAATTATCTTATATTGCTAATATCTTAATCATCAATGATTCTAAACATCCTGAAAACGAAGGTCAAGTAAAACTTTTCAAGTTTGGTAAAAAGATATTTGATAAGATTACTGAAGCAATGAAACCTGAATTTGAAGATGAGAAACCTATCAACCCATTTGATTTCTGGGAAGGTGCAAACTTTAAACTAAAAATTAGAAAAGTTGATGGTTACTGGAATTATGATAAATCAGAATTTGATAGTCCTACACCAATCAAAGATAATGATGAGGCTATTGAGCAAATTTGGGGTAAACAATTTGCCCTAAAACCATTTCTTGCTCCTGATAACTTTAAATCTTATGATGAGTTAAAAGCGAAACTTGATAAAGTTTTGACAGGTTCAAGAAGTACTGGAACAGCCGAAGATGTTGCGATCCCACCTGTGACAAATGTGGCTCCAGTCAAAGCAGAAACAGTTGATAATGCGTCAACTTCAACAGTTGCTGATGAGGATAGTGATGAAACATTATCTTACTTTAGCAAATTGGCTGAAGAAGACAATTAATCTCTCCACCTGTTTCTTATGGGGTAGGGTGCAATACCCTACCTCTCTATATTATAAATACAAGTGCGACATTATGAAAGAAATTTTGAGATATCAAATCATATAAAGGAGAAATTATATGGAAATTATTAATAAAATAAAAGACTGGTCAAGTGCTTTAGCAGATGTAGGTGTATCGCTTATTGCATTAGGTATTGTTTTAGAAGTTTTATTTAGCGGACAAAATGTACCTTTCTGGCCTGACATTAGCGTGATAGGCAATGTACAATCAATTATTGCAGGATTTTCTGCTCAAGGTTTAGTTGGTTTAGTTGCTGTTTGGGTACTATACTCAATATACACTAAAAAATAGTAATAATTTAATATAATGTGATTATAAGGGGTGCTTCGGCACCCCTTTTTTTTAGCGTGCTACAATGATTTATTATAAATATTAGTGTAATTGGAGAGATTTAATGAAAAAATTAGTAATAATATTATCAGTATTTTGTCTATGTTCTAGCGTAAGTGCATCCGAATTGACTTTTGAATTTGGTAGTCCTTCGTTTTCAGGTAATGGAAAATCATCACACTATCTAACAATTGAAAATATAGAAAAAACTAGAAAAGACGCAATCAAAGCTGCTGACAAAGCTGCAAAAGAAAAAGCAGAATCAGAAGCAAAAAACACAGCAATTGCTAAATTTAAAGCAAACATAGAAGCAAGATTTTATACTGCTCTTGCAAAACAAATTACAGACAATGTATTTGGTACAGATGGTCTACAACAAGACTCTGGTACATTTACATCACCTATTGGTGGAGAAGTAGTCACTTGGACTACACCATCAGGCACAGGTAATGTAGTGGTAACGGTAACAGAAGACGATGGTACGGTAACTACATTTACAATGCCTAAAGAGGATAACTCGTAATGTTTAAATATATAGGAATATTTTTACTATCTTTAATGTTAGTAGGTTGTGCCTCTAATAAAGCAAAATTTGATATAAGAACACAAACAGTTGCTTATAAAGATTTATCTAATATACAATCACCTGAAGGTGAACCTATTATAATTGCTGTTTATGATTTTTTAGACATGACTGGTCAAAAGAAGCCAGGTGGTAACTTTGCGTCAATGAGTACAGCGGTTACTCAAGGATCATATCAATTACTAATTAAAGCATTACAAGACGCAGGTGAAGGTAAATGGTTTAGAGTTGTAGAAAGAACAAGTTTACCTAGTTTATTACAAGAAAGAAAACTAATTAGATCAACAAGACAACAAGTTAATGGAGAAGGTGCTGAACCTTTACCACCACTTTTATTTGCAGGTGCATATATCACAGGTGGTATTGTAGGTTATGATTCAGATATTAAATCAGGTGGTTTAGGTGCTAGAATTTTAGGCATACAATCAAATAGACAATATAGACAAGATATAGTCACAATTATATTAAGATTAGTAAATGTACAAACAGGTGAAGTAGTTTTAACGACAACTGTTGAAAAGACTATTGTTTCTACAAGTGTTGGTGGTGATATATTTAAATATTTTGACGCTGATACATTGTTATTAGAAGTAGAAGCAGGTTATGCTAGAAACGAACCAGTGACTTTTGCAATAAGAAAAGCAATTGAAAAAGGTGTAGTAGATATAATTAATTTAGGTGTTGATAAAGGTCTATGGGAATTTGAACCTATCAAAGAGGTAGAAGTACCAGAAATAAAAGACTATGTTGATACTGATATTGTAGTTGGTCTTGGTGAAGAAGGTGTAGAGAAAACTTACGAAGATTATCTAATAGAAAAAGAAAGAGCAAAAGAAGAGCGTAAGAAAAAAATACAGGCTGATATACAGGCCGAAAAAGAGTGGAACAATTTAGAAACGGAGGAGAATGCTGATGAAAAAGATAATGATGGCGATAGTGATTCTTCTAGCGACACTAACTAATAGTTTCGCAGGTAATTCCGTATATATTCAACAAGATAACCAAAATGTAAATGGATCCATCTACATAAAACAAGATGGTACTGGCAATAAGTTTGGTATATCTACCTCAGCGCCTTTTATAATCAATGGTGCTAATCTAACCGTTATTGTAAAACAAATAGGCGATAATAATATTGCTACAGACGCCAATCACGACACTTTCTATGGGTCTAATATGACCTTTGATTATATTGCAACAGGTGATTCAAATGTATTAAGACTTGATTTAGATGACACAGGTGCAGATGGACATTATTACGATATAGATATTACAGGTAACTCAAACATAGTAGAGTTAGATTCAAATACAAGTGATGATATACAAGATACTCACATAGATTTAGATATTAAAGGCAACTCAAATGATTTTTGGGCATATGTTAGAGGTGATTCACATTTCTTATATGTTCTTATGTCAGGTGATTCAAATGATGTAGAGTTTTATGGTGCAACTAATTCAACAGGTATGGTTGGTTCTAGTAAGGCAAATGTTATGATTGGTCCT